TTTCTTAATAGCTTTATCTTTAGCAGCCATATAATCATCTCCATCGATGTCTCCATCTTTGTCATGATCTTTACCTTTCTTTTCTGCTACTTCAGATTCATCTACATAATCTGTATTAACTGATAAAAAGTTATTATACTCATCTTCTACGTCATCCATACTCATTCCTTGAATATCATCTTTATGAGTCTTAATAAAGTCTTTTATAGAATCGTTTTTAGCTCCTTTAGATTTTAAGAAAGCAACTATACCTCCTAAAGTTTCTTTAAGAGTAGGCTCTACTACTGCTTCTTCTGCAGGAATAATATCTTCTTCTACTTCTGGTTCAACTCCCATTTTACCAGTAATTTGATCTATCATTGAACGTATACCTGTGTTCTTGATAGTAAGCCATTGATTACTTTCATCATGCCAGATATACCCATAATCAGCTCCCATACCGTCGATTTCCTCAGCAACTTCTCTTGCCATTTCTTCACCATCTTCAGGTAATTTTATCTTAGTTGGAGGATCACTATGAGTAGCTGATATATCTCCTGTATCAGGGTCCATTCCAGTTATATAGCCTTTCATTGCAATTTCTTTAGCTTTTTCATCATCGTTATAATGAGTCATAAGCCCTTTACCTAAGTTAGAAGGATAACCGTCGTAATGGTTATAAGTGGTAGTTAATCTATCTCCACTCACATATCCTATTAATGCTCTAGTACCTTCTTTTATTACTTCTTCATTAAGGTTAGCTTTTTTCATATCATTAAAAGTATCCTTTTGGTTATTTTTCTTAACCTCTTGATACTTGTCATGCTTATCTACCTTAGAAGATTCACCTGATAAAAGATTATAATAATGTAAAGGATCTTTAGCAACGTTATCTGTAGCTTTCTTTTTTGCTTTTTCTAAATCTTCAGATGTTACTTTACCTGATGGATCTATACCCATTGAAGTAAGTTCATATCTAATACCTCTTCTGACGGAATCATCTGAAATGTTGATAGTAACGTATTCTTTTTCCTCAAAAAGTAATCCTTTATTTTTTAAGATTTGTACTGTGTCAGCAAATCCGTTAAATTGTGTAATGTGTTGAGGATGTGCTAATCTCATTTGTCTAACAAACTCGGTCTCTGATATCTGACCTGATTTTATAGCTCTATATTTTTCTGTTACTGTTTTCATAAGTAGTCAACCAGTTTAGTATTTGATGGTCGTTTAGGACGACTAACCTGTTTATATCCAATTTTTTTCAATGTCTTTTTAGCTCTTGTAGCTTTACCTAAAAAATTAGGTGTTGCATACTGTGCTCCTTGTCCAGGTGTAAATGATGCTCCTCCTACATTAGTAGTGTTAGCTTCTTCTAACTCCTGCATTACTTCCCTAACCAACTGAACGAGTTCAGATTTTTTCATATTAAAGAGTTTTTAATTCCTTAACTAGGTCGTAATATTGCATTAAATTAATAAGGTGATTGTCAGTTATTTTCTCTTTTTTGGAAAGAGGTTTTATTGATTTAGACACCTCATCTAACTTAATTTTAACTACTTCATCTTTAACTTTTGCAGATAACTCAGATACTCTTTCTGATATATTTTTCAGTTCCCCATTAACTAAGGTGTGTAAACGTGTTTGGGAATTTACTGAAGTTATAAATTCTTTAAGTATATTCTTTTGTTCTGGTAAAAGATCTTTATATTTGTTGTTGAATTTTTCTAATAATATTTTAAACGTTAAAAGTTTTAAATCTTTATCGTATTTAGAATATTCTTCAACCAACGTATCTTTTACTTCTTCTGCATCTTGCTTTTCAGTAGTAAGGTGCTCTAATAAAGTAGATTTAAAGTTTACTAATAAACTAGGGTCTACTAATTCGTTATTATTTTGAGCTTCTAATAAACAGTATAGTGAAGCTAATGCTTTATAGTCTGTTACTTGAATAGAGAAAAAATCTTCTATATTATAGTTTTCCTTGATATCTGCTATAAGTCCGTATTTTTGCTCTTTAAGAGTTTTTCTATTAAGCTTTCTTGATATTTCCGTAATGGTAGACAATATAGTTTCAGCTTTATGCTGACCTATACCTTTGTTTTTAAGTATAAATTCATATAATTTAAACTCTCTAACAAGTGTAGACCTACCAGTAAAGTGCTTTTTAAGTATACTAACAGCAGCAGAATCCTTTCTATCAAGTGTGTCTGCAGCTATTTGCTTAACAAGTAACTCAAAAATTAAACCGGTATTACGGAATTTTGAATGTTTTATCTTCATTATACACGTTTACATTTATAAATATACATCAATTACCTAAATCCTTAATGTTGTCTTCATTTAGCAACTCTGATGTATCTTCTTCTTTTTTAGTAAAAACGATATTTTTAAGCATGTTTTTATTTTGAAGATATATTGTGTTAGTAGATTGGTTCTCCATTACGTTTTCATTGTCTGAAGGGTAACCACCTTTCATACCGTGTTGCCCTAGAGGATCTCTACCTCCTAGAGGATTATCTTGTGTACCATAGACTGAAGCTTTTTCTCTTGGTCTGCCACCTTCTGGTCCTGGCTGACCCCATTCTTGCTCTTTAGTATCTTCTACTTCAGAATAACCAGGAGGTAATGCTCCAGGTTCTCCACCTTTTGGTGTAGCAACAGATCTTCTACCGTACATAGATGCTAGATCATGAGGTGTACCATAAGTAACACCAGATTTAGCAGGATCGTTACCTTCTGCTTCAATTTGAGCATTTCTAAACATTCTTTTCGTATCCTCTCTAACTAAATCTCTCATTTCCATATACTGATCTTCTGACATATGGAATATATTTTCGTAGATATAATCCGTAGAGAACATTTTAGTATCGGTCATTTGAGCAGCTAGATCTACCTTTTCTTTTAGTAATGCTACTTTCTCTTGTTCGAATATTACAGAAGGAGTAGATAATCTAATTTCAAAATTAGTTAAACTTTCTCCTGTAAAACCTTGAGTGTATAAATGTATTAATGCTATTTTTGTAAGTTCAGATTCTAATATTCTTTGAACTCTTTCTACTGTTCTTGCAAATCTTATATCTTCTGCAGCTAAAGTAGCTTTACCTTGTAGGTCTCCTTCATAACCAAAATAAGCTTTTGGTATCTTTAAAGCAGCAAATAATTTAGACTGTAAGTATTGAACGTCAGTAGTACCGTCATAATCTAAACCTTTAGTAGTTTCTATTCTTGTAGAAGTATCTCCTCCTCTTACTGGAAGGTAATAATCTTCCATCATATTTTGAATATTAAACTTAAGGTTATAATTTCCATCTTGACCAATATAAGGTGTCTTTTTCATAGCACTTATAGTCTTCTGCATGAATTGATCAACTTCATTTGGTGGAATAGAACCAACATTAATGTAGAACATTCTCTTTTCAGGTGCTCTCATTATACGATGAATTAACATCGCATCTTCCATTAAGTTAGTCTGTTTAAATATCTTTCTAGCTGGTTCTAAATAAGATCTACCATAAGGTAAATAAGTAACATCTGATAATAATCTAAAGTGAGCAACTTCATAGTTATCAAAAGTTATATTTTGCTTATTAGGTTTTTTAGTAACCATAGGATCAGACGCTGCTGCAATACCGTCTATCTCTAATTCGAATCTTACTTCGTTAGGATTTTCAGGATCATATCCTTCATGTCTGATAATGTTATAAACCGTATAAGGTAACACGTTATATACTCCGAACTTCTCTGCTATCTCTAGCTTTAGGAAAAAGTCTCCGTATTTTAGCATATTACGTGTCCATGACCATAAATTAAACTCAACGTTTAATACGTCATAGAATAGATTGTATAATACTCTTTGAATATTTTCATCTGATGATTTAACTGATAATACCTCTCCTTGATCATTTTTGATAGTAGCTTCATCTGAAACTATATCTAAAGCAGAAGCTATAATAGGATCAGAATCCATTGCTTCGTAATCAGAGTATAGTTGAACTCTAAGGGTTTGGTAATTTAAATTAGGGTTGTATACGTTTCTATTATTGTATACATATAGTCTGTTAAATCTATCGATAAGGGAGTTTGTTTGAAATTTCCCTGTCTTTTGAATTGAATTGACATCAGCAACCTTTAGTTGATCACCCCCAATGTTACGTATTACTACGTCATTAGAAAATAATCGTCTAAGCCTGCCAAATAGTGAAGTGTCCGCCATTACGGTATTAGTTTAATATATATAAATAGTCTATTTTAATAACCAACTTATGTCTTCTTCGCCATCAGCTGTCTTTATAATATAAGGATTTTCTCTCTGAATACCAACTGTTTGTATAACAGCGTTGTTTCTAGCATTTAAATTGTTAAAAGAAGATAGTTGAGCTCTAGCCAAATCTAACCCTTGTTGACGTAATTTTAATGCAGTATCTCTAACGTATAATGCTGTCGCACATGACATTATTAAATCATCATTATATCTATCCTGTGCTTGTGCTTTACCGTTCTTCCATATGAAAACTCTCATCTCACCCATCAATCTTTTTGATTGTATAGTAACTGAATGTTCTCTTATATATTCAATCATTTTAGCTACAACCAATGGTCTTGTTCTCATTGACATAGTAAAACCAGGAACTAATTGATCTCTTTCCCATTTACTCATATATGATTCAACTGTATCTAAATGATTTCTAGGAGAGTAATATAAATTTCTATATTCTCTTTCCATTATTTTTTCTATTGTAGCCCATCCTATATTAGCGTTTTCTACTACTAATAATGCTTCATTATATTCTGCTGCTATTCCAACTAGCATATTACCAAAATCTCCAGGTGCTATTTTACCTTTATACTCAGCTACCTGGCTACATCCTTCTATATCAAAAATATGAAATGCTGAATAGTCAGTAGAATCACCTCTAGCAACATCTGCTACAACCATATACGACTTACTATAGTCTACTCCTTCCCATATCCATAAATTACCATCTACACCTCTTCTTTCTAAAGGATCTTTTTGATAAGTTTCTTCATAGTAACTCATATCTTCCGGTTCAAATACAGTATCACCAGAACTTAAAAAGTCACAATCACACTCTTGACCTGCCATACGAGGACCTAAGTCTGCATCTTGTATGTCTCTCCATTTTTGATCTCGTTCAGGATGCACTGTCCAAGGTAATCTAATAGGTATAAAACTATTTTCTCCTGTTTCTGCTTTTTCCCATGTTTGGTGAAACCAGTTACCAATACCATTAGGAGTTGATAAAGCCATACACTGGCCACCAGTAGCTAATGTTTGTTGAGCTGCAGTAAATGTTTCCTCTACGTTATCTATAAAAGCAGCCTCATCCATTAATAGTAACGATACCGCTTCTGATCTTGCAGCATCAGGTGATGATGATTTAGCTTGTACTTTTGAACCGTTTTTTAATCTTAAAGATAGTTTATTTTTTTCAACTGATGGTAATTTTAACCATTTAGGCAACTCATCATACATAAAGATTACTTTAGTTACTAGGTTTCTAGCAGTTGCTTGAGTTGTTGCTAAAGCAAGTATATTTTTATCTTTATGAAATAGCATTAGCCATAAACTATAAGCAGCAGCTAAAGTAGATATACCAAGCTGTCTAGATTTTAGAGTAATAATATAATCATTATCTCTAAATAAATGTAATATTTTATCTTGAAATGGATAAAGATTAAATAAGATCCTACCTCTAGTTGGGTGTTGAATATGGCAATACTTCTTCATGAAGTAGGCCGGATCCTTTGCACATTTAATATATTCCTGTGCTATTATCTTTTTAATATTTTTACTCATAACTTAATTTCCAATAACCAAACTAGGATGTGGGTTATGCCACTTGTATCCTAAAGTAGGGTTAACTGTTGGACTTTTTTTACCAGTTGTGATAGCACCACTATCAATTGAATCATCTAAATCGTTAACTGGGATTAAAGAGTAGTCTCCTGTGCTAGAATTTACAAATATTATATAACCTACATTGGTTTTAGTAGCATATGATGCTGCATTCAATTTAAGTAGATTATTTTTCATTTGTTTAAGATCACTATAGTCAGAAGAGCTTCCAAAGTACGTTTTAGCTTTACCTGCATTAAAGTATAGGTTATCTAGGACGTTTACTACTGTGTTTATTACTGCTTTTGTATCACCGCCTTTAGCTTTAACTCTATCATATAAATTTTTGATACCGTAGTTAATATTAGTATTAGCAGGTTCATTTACGAAATCCTCTAACTCTTCTCCTTCTAAAAAACGATCCCCTAAGTTACCTAAATAAAAATTAGATGCACCTGAACCGCCTCTACCTTGACCGCCTAATCTTCCGGCAGTTCCTTTTACTTCAAGGTTTTGATTTTTATAATTTAAATCACCGGCTCCTCCTCTGTTATCAATATCAGAAAAACTTAATGCTAAAAATAATTCTCCTTTACCAATAGCATTCCCTCCTGCATCAGCTCCAGGTTCGATATCGTATAATGACCTAAATAAGTTGTTTGACATACCGGTTACTTTTAAAAAGTTACCTTTTGGTGGAATAGAAGAAAAAGATTTAGGTTTGTAATTAACAAACTCTTCTGCTTCAGAATCGGCTATTTTATCAATAACGTACTCTACTGCTTTGTCTCCAACTTTGAATGATGAACTCGTAAACCCTTTATTTGCTAATTTAGACTTTAGATCACCTTTTAATCCTCTATTACTTATAGACTTAATATATGTATTTAATTCGTTAGGGGATAAATTAGAGGTTTTAATTACCTTTATTAACTTATTAACTAACTTACCAGTATCGTCTTTTTCTTCTTCTGTTATTAATTCAGAAAAAAGTTGATCTAAAATAGCTTTATCTTCTGGGTTGTTCATATCTGGAGTACCTGATTTAGTTCTCCATGCCCACTCATTATATAGTTTATCAGTAACGTTCATTATGCTTCTGGTTCTTCTGCTGGTTCTTCAAAATCTATCTCTTCACCACCTAAGTCAGCTCCTCCTTCTTCACCGCCACCTAAAGCGTCTACTTCATCTCCACCTTCTTCTCCTCCTCCAGCAGCATCATCTCCAGGAAACTCTCCTCCTCCGCCGCCACCGCCTCCGGTGTCAGTATCAGCAGGTTCTCCTTCTCCAGCTCCAGTCATAGGAGCTTCTTTATATAGTAATGCAAGTTTATCTAATGCTTGTTGGTATTCAGCTATATTAGAAAGTAAGTATCTTTTACCCATTATTTGAGCTTCGAAAGTTTTACCAGTCCATTTTAAAATATACTCTTGACCGTTTTTAAGATTAACTCTAAATGAAGTAGGTCTTGGAGATATCCAATCTATACTTTCTACAAATTCTTTATAATCTTCAGTTTGAAGTTTTATTATAGCAGCTTTAACTGTAGGAAACTTACCTAATATCTTATCGGTAGCATCTTCTAATACAGCACCCTCGTCATCTCCTGGCTCTTCTGGTGTTGGTTCTTCTTCTTGTTCTTCTAATTCATCTAAAAGATCTTCTTTTAATAAGTTTTTTTCTTCTGCAATTATGCTGACATGAAT